AACCGCCAGATTACGCCTAATTCCATCAGGTTCTCATCTAAAACGCCGATATCCGAATCCGCAGCCCAAGCTGATTGGTTAGTGCCAGAACTTGATTGACAGAAATATGTAGACTGGTATTCAAACACCCAAGTGTTCCCGGCAGGAGGCGCTGGGTAGGCGTAGAGCTTTCCACCGAATAGCCGGTAGCTGGAATACGGCCCGGTCGCTGTGCGGGCTTTTAAAGCCTGCCACTCGATAGGTGACAGAGGGCCAACTACAGGCTGCGTCAACGTCCTATCCCAAAACGTAGAACTGGTAATGTAAGAAAATCCGGGCGCGAGTGTCGTCATAACACCCTGCGATTCAGCCGCTAGACTTGTGTGGGTCTTTTCTATCTGGGTCGCGGGCCAAGAATAGCGGTCAAGTAACTCACGGCCTTCAGTCTGTGCTAAAGCCAGAAGCGTTCTCACGTTCTGATCTGTAGATGCAATGACGACAGTGGGACGAGTTAAGCCAATCGTATCGCAAGAGTTCTGGATTAAGGTTAAAAGCGACATCTATTCCTCTTTTCTTGGCCTACCACGTTTCTTGGGCGCATCTTCAAGCCGCTCAAGCAAATCCTCGATCTGACGGTCTTTCTTCTCAACAGCCTCAAGCAAAGATTCCATCCGTACCTTCAAGGAGGCCACTTCCTCAGAAGCCTTGTTATTATTCGCAGATGATAAATAAGACTTAGCTTTCTCGCACATCGCAACGCCGCCCATGCCTAGCTTCCTGATTGTATCAGCATTCGCCTCTGCTAGGTCTTCAATCGTTCTGATAGTGGCGTTCTGGCAAGTCTTCAACTGTGCCGGGGTTACGCCGGGCCAGTTCTTTAAATCAGTCCCGTTTACGGGAGCATCACGGCCCTCTTTCCAAGCCTCATAAGCCGTGAAGGCAAATGGTGATGGGGGCTTGCGCCGGTTGTCACCGTGCCGCCACTCTTGAAGCAGGGCATCAGTTATCTGTTTATCAACCACTAAGCCGCCGCCGGGCATGGTGATTATAGCAAATTCAACATCTTTAAAGATGGGCATCCCTTGAGCAATAGTCTGCTCACGGTCTTCTTCTGGTCGAAGCTCGAAATCAACATAAAACCCATGCCGTTCTTCCATTAACATCTCGACCATTTTTATTCCTTCGTTAAAGAAGGGGGTGCCTTACTGAGACACCCCCGACTAAAGTTAAGCAGCCGTGGCGTCATCCATGAATGGACGCTGAATCTCAAATTCAGCAAGACCCGAAGATGGCGTTCCGACTGCACTTGCACCCTTAGAAAGTTTAACGCGATCACCAGCGACAACAGCATCATCGATGCTACCTGCCGTGGCGGTTGCGAAAACCAGACCGTTATCCGCATAACCGGCAAGGCACTTGCCCACCGCTTTGCCACTGATCTGATACCAGCCGTATGAACTGGCAACATTGATCGACATCGCAGTAGCAACTGGGCCAATGGCATTAGCAGCCAAAAGCGCAGTTGAATTGTCGTCTGCGTTGTAAGTCACGAAAGAGCCAAGCACCGTTGATGCGACTCCACTAAGGTAAACGAACTCACCAGCACCGTATGCGGTGGAGGCACGATCAACTGCTTGGACGATTAGGCCAAGCGGATGATTTTGGGTTGTCGAGGTGTCAGCAATATTCTGCGCCCCGATAATCGTGTTAGTAATTTCATAGTCAGACATTGTTTTTTCCTTTCAGGAAATAAAGTTTGCAAGAAAGCCGACTAGGCTTTCATAACGCCCTGAAGTGAACGGTTCGAGACGGTCATATTGCCCTGCCAAATGATCGGCAAAACCTGCGCGTCCTGGTTCACTGACGACTTTTCGGGGACTTCCGTCCAATTCGCGTCACGATGGGCGCAAATCCCGATGTAATCAGTGTTCAAGAAATACGCATGAGCGTCTGGCATACCCGAAGCAGAGCTATCATAAACAACATCTGCGCCCTTGTACTTCAAGGACGTTGACCCGGCTTTTAGGTCGGTAGTGTTGGTATAACGCTGGATGCTGGTCTGGCTGCCATCGAAGAACGTAAAGTACGTGTCGTCCATAACGATCAGATCAGGCTTGTCGTTGTTGCGCGTCAAGTTCAGCCACAGCGGGAGCATCAAGCTCTCGATGGTAGTTGCACTTGGCGTGATACCAGCGCCACCCTGTAGGGGAGCCGCAGCAGACTGAAGGATGCTTTTCCAGAAGGTGTAGGTTCCAGAAACAATCCCACCAACAGTCCCCGTGCCAGCATCCGAAACGAGAGCCTGCAAACCATTAATCTGGTTAGCAGTGGTGCCGTCGCTGTAGATGTCGGTCGAGAAGTTGTTGCCAGCGGTACGCATGGCATTCTTCAGCTTGTTTTTGACGAGCTTGATAACGCCTTCTTTGCCGCTGTTCTGCCGAACTTCAAGGCCGGAAGCCACCACGTTAATGGCAACCTGCTTCCAAGGGAAGTTGGCAGCCGTGAACACTTCAGACTGAGCAATGCTCAGAGTGTCGTAGCCACTATAGCGTTGGTAGGTGCCGTTCTCTGCATAATCCAGAGGAACCTGAATTTCCCAGCCACCGGAGATCAGATCAACGCGACCCTTTTCCGTGAGCCGCTGGTGCAGGGCAGTATGGTTAGAAACATTATCTTCAAGATAAGTATTTTTGAAATGGCGGTAAGTTAGTGCCGCAATCTCCGTAAACGAACTGTTAGCAGTCATGATTAAGACCTTTCAAGTCTAGGCCGTCATGCGTTCATCCACTAAAGCTCCGATAAAATCATCTACACTCTTAGCTTTAGCAGCACCAGCCGGTAACGTACCAGTTGCCCTGATGCTAGTTCCCCCAGCCCTCTTAGCCGCCGTTGCGCTTTTCTTCGCTTTGGCGATCCGCTCTGCTTCTGATTTTGCTTTGCGGTCAACCGCTATCTTGGATGAGACTTCTTCGTTGGTCGCTAGGGCCATCTTGTAAGCCATATCAAGATATTGGTCGCTGGTCAGTCCGGGTTTACTCTCACGCAAGGCAGAAACAATCGGGATCATCTCACCTTCAAGTTCTCCATAGAAAGGATTTGCGGTTGCAAAACTATCTATGACACCTGAGATGACTTCACCCTGCTGCTCTACTTGTTGCGTTTGCTGTTGTGTAAAATAGTTCTCGAAGCCTTGCAGACGATTCTGCATGGCAAGCATTTGGGGATCAGTGTAGTTCTCTACACCGGGTTCAGTTAATGCAGATACAGGGATTCCACGTTGAGTGAGCAGATAGCGCGAAAAGCCAACAGGATCGTTATTTGCATAATCAGAAAGGGCTAAAAGCTGACCGATAGCGGTGCCTTCATCCATTCCGTTCATTGCAAATTCCTGACGGCGCGGCGCAATGGCCTGCTCAAGTTTATCGTACACTTTTCTCTGTTCTGCGACTTCCATAGTTTTCCGTGTGTAGTCTGCTTCTTGCGACTTGACGCGATCTGAAATCCATTGCTGGCTTTCAGGCGGCAAGGCGTAAAATGCCTCACGGTCTTTTGCAGACATAGATTGCGGCGCTGTGACGATCTGAGACTCAGGTTCAGAGACTTCGCTTTCTACGTCTGTATCTGCTGCTTCCGCAACGGAATCTTCTTCAGGCTCAGAGACATCCGCCTCTGGGCTTTCATGTGTAGCTTCAGAAGGGCTTTCTTCTGGTTCAGCGCCTTCCAGGGCATCAAATTGATCGCCCATGAAATCATCCATAGATTGATCTTCAATGACTTCTGGAGTGTCTTCGGCCATGATTATTCCCTTTGTTAAAAGTCTATTTGCCGCGCGACTGCATCAACAGATTTATCAATCGCAGCATCAATCGAAGCGTTTATTCTCTTTTGCCCGTTCTTCTTAACATCTTCGAACTCGCCCGCTTCATGTATCCGACAGCCATGTTTTTTAAGATTTTCTTCATGCTCAACGCGCCCGTCAATGGGCTTCCCCGTGATCGGGCAGTCATAGGTCTTATAGTCGCCAGCTATGTACGGCATATTGAGATGGGATCGCTTGGAGTCGTTGCACACGGCGACCCTCTCCACTCGAATGGTCTTGTCCCATTTAATCTTGTCGTAGTTATCTTTGAAAAGGCTCATTTGTAACTCCAAAATCCTGCACCATTTCTGGCTCACCATCAGCAACCATGATCGTTGTCTCTGCTAGGGGAATGCCGCCCATGCCTTGCGTTGCTGATACAACCTCATTAATCCGGCCCATTATCTCCGCAGCACGGTTCAGCGCATCTTCAGGCGTAGCAAGGCTACCCTCTGGGCCGCTAAATTCAGCCATGATCGCCTTGGCTAGATCGACTTGGCGCTGCTTGTCTGCCTCACTTGCGTCAAATTCCATGCGCTCCCGCGCCATCTGCATATCAGCCTGAATCTTCATGTTTTGGTCAGGCTCCGGCTTCTGGGCCTCAAACTCCTTCAAAGACATTTCACGCTCTTTCAAGGCAAGCTCTTTCTCGGCTATCGCAAGATCAGCCTGTTTGCCAGACTGCTCCATCTGCATCTTGGCTTGCTCCATCTGAGCCTTTTGCTGAAGCTCTTGGGCCTTCAACTGCGCCTCCTGATGCTCCATCTGCATCTTCATCTGTGCATCTTGCGCCGCCACTGCCTGTTCTTGCTGGGCTTGCTGTTGCGCTTGCTGTTGCGCTTGCTGCTGGGCTTCAGCACCTTGGTCACTGCCGCCCGACTCATCCTCGCCAATTAGGTCAAGAGCGTCTTCAACCTCACGGCCCATTCTGAATCTGCGAACCGCAGACATTAGCATAGACTTAGCCGCCTCAAGCGGAAGATAACCAGCCGCAACCGCAGGGCCAGCATTGCTGATAAAGGTGGACACACCTTGAAGCAATTCTGTCATCGACTTCTGATCCATCGCCTGATCGCCAGCAACAGTAGAGTCTGTCTCAATATCAATCCGATATGAACGCTGCTTGTCGTCCTTCAACACCTGCATACACTCGTCCCATGTCGGCTTGTCTAAAACATCTTGAAGCTGGGACGGAATAGGCTGCCGCTGTTGGCCCATCATTTGAGCCTGTTGCTGCGCCTGCATCTTTTCTTCAGGTGATGGCAGCTTGATGTCAGTCATCATCGCAATGCTGTCGGTGCTGAACTGCTCAGATATAATCTCAGCCGAAATCCTGACCAAATCGCGGGCATAACGCTGAACATCGCGGCCCATGTCATCCAAGCGCATGGTGCCGAACTGAACCTTTAGCTGCTGTGCGCCTAATGTCTCAGATGAAGACGAAGAACCGCGCATAATGTCGGCAATGCCGGTAATCTCGTAGATGGTCTTCTTAATTTGCTCACGCTGGTTGTAAAGCTCATTTAAAACACCCGCAATCTTCTCAATCGGCCACATCCAAATAGCATTACCTAGCCCACCAGACTGCATAAGCGGCAAAACATCCTGCGCTGGCACCATCATATTCTCGCTGGCGTCCATCAAGTTCGACATCTCAGTGATTGTGCTGTCGTAAATGCCGCGCACCTTGCAAGCAGCAATGACACCCGAAATGCGGCGCGTGATGTTGTCCAGTTCATTGGCCTGATCGCGGTAGAACCTGAAAGGCTCAATCGGCACCAAGCTGTCGGTGTTCTCAGTTGCATAAAGCGGGCGGGGAATCGGAAAGAAGTCCCGAAGCTGCAAAGGATCAGGGTCAGTCTTAAGCGGGCGCTCCTTCAATCCCTTGGAGATAAAGATAACCTCCTTCTGGCGATTGCACCAAATTTCCCAAACATTCGCACGTTTAAACGTGTCGGCGACAGGATCGCCGTCCTTGTCTTCCATGCCAATCGGAGAATAATCCAGGTCTATCTCTTGGCCTATATCTTCGCCAAACTTATCAATCAGTTCATCGCGGGTCATAACGTGGCGGAAGGCAATCCACTGTATCTCCTCCCAGGTACGCCCCGGCCCGTGGCGGAAGTCAGCCCAGTTAACGTGTTCAAACTTAACTTCTTCACTCTTTAGCTCATCGTAAGGCTCACCCATTTCGTCGGATTCTTCGCCGAAGATCGGATCATAGCGAACACGGGTTACGCCACGCCCGCAGATTTGCTGGTCCTTGATCGCCAATCGCATATATCTGTCAAAATCACTGTCATCCATCGTGAACGACAAGCAGCGTTCCATAACTTCGGCGATCTCCTTGCCGACAGGGTCAGAGTCACGATACCGCCGCCGCACATCAGGCTTGGGCGACTGATTGTAAAGGGCCGGGCAGATCGTCTGAATATTGGAATAAAGAATATTGTAGCGATCACCGCCAGAGCCGCCGATCTGATAGCTGTCAGACTTTTCGTCACGATAACGCTCATGCACCTCCTTGGCACGGGTGCGCCAATTAGATTCAGTCTTGTCGCTGAGATCAAGTTCAGCAATCCAGCGGGCGACAACTCCCGGCGCTCCCTTGCCCGCATCTTCGGGGGTTACTAAGGTGCCGCCTTGAGAATCGTAAGAATTATCCTGCATATCCGCCCTTTTTTACCTTGCCGCCAAGCGCCGCCGTCATGCCGCTGCGGTTCGCGCTTGGCTTGGCAGCGGGCTTCGGTTTAGTTTTCTTGCTTGGTTTGGCGTACATTCATAATTATTGTACCAAATCAAGAACTTTTGCAAGTCAGAAAGGTCAGAAACTCCAACGGGTAGGTTTCTGACCTTTCTGACCTTAAACCAATAGTTTCCGCAGGCTGCAAGTCGAAAAAGCTAAAAAGGCCAGAAACTCCACCGGGTAGGTTTCTGGCCTTTCTGGCTTTTCTGGCCTTCTGGCGACATTCCAGAATAAAAATAATTTCATTTGTCGTATGCTGGCCTCAATCATACCTAGCCCGCCGCTTGCTGACTGATTTAATCAGATCGGCCATAGTCATGGTGGACGGGCCGCCGATAGTCATGGTGGGGTTGAGGATGGGGGCATCCGACTTGGGCACATAAGGCCGACTCATCAGGCCATAGCGGGCCTCATCTGCGGCGTGATCCTCCGCGCTTGTGTCAAGGTCTTCTGGCCTAGAGCTATCATGCTGCAATGCCGGGACGGTGCGAATGAAGTCGGTGCAAGTGCTGAATACAAACATCATGGGAAGCTGGCCGTGTGGATCGCCTAAGTCCTCACCCACCATCCTAGCCCGCATCTGATCCCACCCGCCCATAGCGCCACGGGTTCCGGCCCTCTTATTGTCGGCGCGTCTGAAGTTGATCTTCATGCGCTCGACTATGGACGGCCCGCCGTCCTGACTGAATGCCGCCGGGTCAATGACGCTATAAGCTATCGTATCGCCCTCATCCCTAGTTTTGATGCCCTCCGCGACTGCTTCCGCCGTCAGTTTTAGGCCAACGTCCGGGCGCACCTCGCCGTTAGGGTCTTTAGCTACGCCGTACCACTCGCGGTATCTAATAACAGCGCCGCGCGGTATCACATGGCCGTCTTGGGTGTGGTGCAACTCCGGGCATACCGCCCACCATCCGACACTGAAGGGCTTGGCGCTGCCCCAATCGCATGACCTGAATTTCAGCCAATCGGAAGGGATATGGAAGGGCCGGACGATATGCTTGCCAGGACTCCAGCAATCGAAAAACGCGCCGTCAACAATATCCCAATCGCCATGCAGCCATGCCCGCACTAGCTCCGCGCTGCCTGACTGATACAGCCGCGCCACATAGCCGGGATCGCGCATCAGTGTTGGGTTGTCAGATAGCTTTGACGGGATGAACACCCGCGACATTTTGACAGATTTGCCCGTGAAAGGGTTTTTGTATTCTTCCCACAACATTTTGCCGCCTGTGGGGCAGGGATCGATATAGCGCGCCTTAACCCACTGGTGACCTGGACCGCCTGGGTTGCCTGTGGCGTGGAGTTGGCAGGGCACGCCGGACGACGATCTAAGAGTGGCGCGAAGTTTATTGATCGGGTCCGGGCTTGCCCAGTTCGTAAGCTCTTCAAAAAATAGATCAGTATATGAATGCCCCTGATAATTCTGGGCGTCCTTGTCGCGCTCGAGGTATTCGAACTTGAGCCGCGCACCAGTTGGGAAGGTCCACTGCCTATCAACATATTTGGCACCCAAAGGCGTGTAAATGTCCTTTGATCGCTCAACCGCCTCCTTCAAATCCTCGCGGGTGCTGCGGAAGAATATGCCAACGGCATCCTTGCCGTAAGTGCTTGATTTTATTGCAAATTTACCAAGCATCCCGTCAGTTTTGCCCCCACCGCGAGCGCCGCCGAAGAATATCTCGTCCGCTGGGCAGCTTAAAAGCTGGGATTGCGGCCTACTAAATGGTGCCCAGGCGACTAATGCGGTGGGTTGTCGCTGTGGTGATCCGCCCATTGTTTTTCCCATTCGATTGGCGTCATGATCGTTTCAGTCACAATGGCAACCCGTTGCGTAATGTCAGCAACCACTTGCAAAGGCAGCACCTTCCCCATTAACCCCATGAAAGCAATGGGATTCTCATGCGCTTGCTTTAGAAGATAATTAACCATGCCGCCTTTATCGCCAGCAAGCTCAGCCGCTTGCAAAATCGCGTCCTTCAAAAGCGCCGTTGATTTATTCGGAGCGCCTTTCGGACGGCCAGCGCCGCGAGCGGGGGGCATATTTCTCACTAATTTATTTTCCATCCAAAACCCTTTCCAATTTATCCCGACATTACAACAGCTTAAAAAATAAATCAAATAATCCCTATTTAGGGGTATTAATGTGTC